CGAACGGCAAGGTTCTCGCCCAGGCCATCGAGGCCGAAGTGAAGGAGACGAAAGCCGGCAGCGGCAAAATTCTGAACGTGACGTTCGAGATTATGGAAGGCCCGAACGAGAAACGCCGCGTTTGGGACAGTTTCAACTATCAAAACGCCAATCAGACCGCCGAGGGAATCGCGCGCCGCCAGCTTGCGAAGTTCACCAAGGCAATCTCCCTTGGCCCGTTCAGGGACGCCGAACAGCTGTTGTTCAAGCCCGTGATTATCGACGTTGGCGTGCAGAAGGATAAGTCCGGCGAATACCCGGATCGCAATAACATTCGCGGCTATCACGCCTACGCCGAGCACGCCCCGCCTGCTCGTGCCGAGACGCAGCGACCTGCCAACCAATCAACAGGTCGTTCGACGCAAAACGGTGGATCGGCGACGACACAGAACCGTGCTCCCGCTGCCGGCGGGCGTCCGTGGTCGCGCCCTGGCGCTGCCGCGAGCGCGTAGCTCTGCCGGGCGTCCGGCATCGCCCTGATAAGCCAACCGGACGCCCTTTCTCCCCGATCCAAGCATTTTCAACTTCTCACGAGGAACCGTGACGATGACCACTCTAGCTTTGTCTGACAACCCCCGCGCCGTCGCTGGCGGCAACAATCCGCCGCCCGACGAGCCCTTGCTGCCCGCCTCGATCATCGAGGCGAAGGCGACGCAAAGGTCCATTTCGGCCTATCTGGCCGACAACCCCGTCGTTCAGACGATGGACGAAGCCAATCTGGCAAAAATCTTCATCGACGACGCCAAGGGCGCGCTCGCCACGATGGAGAAGGAGCGGGACGGCATCGTGCGCCCGCATAATGAATCGGTCGCCGCGACGAACACGACGTTCAAGGCCGTGTCCGTGCCGCTCAAGAAGCTGCTCGACATCGCGCTTTCCCGCGTCGAGGCGTTCCGGCAGGCTGAGATACGCCGCAAGGAGGCGGAAGCCAAAGAGGCTCGCCGGATCGCCGAAGAAGCCGCGCATCTGGCCAGACAGGCCGCAGAGGCCGAAGCGCAAGCCAAACTCGAAGCGGAGCACGGCGTCTTTACGGACGTTGGCGCGGCCGTCGAGGACGCGGACGCGGCGTTCCTGGCGCTGGAGCAGGCCCAGCGCGCTCTCAAGTCAGCCGAGAAGGCTACGAACGTCCGCATCGACAACGGCGACGGCCGCGCGCTGTCGGCTCGGGCCGCCGAAGTGCTGATTATCACCGACGCGGTGAAGGTCGTTCGAGCGCTCATTGAGTTCAATGGCGATGGCCGTCTTCACGAGCGCATCGAGCACGCAATAATTTCGGCGGCGCGCGAATATCGCCAGACGAAGGGGCATCTTCCCGCTGGCGTTTCATCATCCACCACCCGGAGCCTGTGACTATGGAAACCGTAACCAAGCCGCCATTCCGCTGCGTCGTCAACGCCGATCTGTTCCGCCGCGCCATGTGCTGCATCTCGAAAGAGCCAACGCGCTATTACCTCAACGGCGTCCACATCGAGCCACACAAGGACGGCGGCGCGCTGCTCGTTTCGACTGACGGCCATCGCCTGATCGTCATTCGCGACAAGGACGCCTTTATCGAGGGCGGGACGGCGATCATCAAACCAAGAAAGTGGATCGCCCGCGCGCTGGACGACAAATCGACGCTGCCGCAATTCATCGTCGTGAGCGGCGCTACGCTCGCCCTCGCCTCTGAAACGCCGACCATCCGAAAGCCGGGCGAGCCTTACATCAAGCACGTTCGCGACAACGATGCGCTCCTGGCGCTCCCCACCAAGCCGGACAAGAACGTGGGCGCCATGCAATGGTGCGACGTGATTATCGACGGCAAGTTCCCCGATTGGCGCAGAGTCGTTCCGAAGCAGATTATCGACGACGCGCCGATTGGCGAGTTCAACGCGGAACAACTGCGCAGTTTGGGCGCGGCATTGGCCGGCGTCGCGCGCGGCACGAGAGTCTTGGCGTCATCGAAAGACGCTGGCCACCCGCATTTCGTCTTCTCTGGATGTTCCGAGGTTGACGGGTTCGGCATCATCATGCCGATGCGCGCCACGACCACAAAGAGCGCGATCCCCGCGTGGATGATCGAGCCGGAGCCGGTTGTTGAGCCGGTAGTGGTTGTCGAGGAAGCGCCGGCGAAGAAATCAGCCAACCTCGCCCCAGAACTTGCTGCGCTCATTAAGAAGCCCGTCAAGAATCGCGCCCCCAAGAAGGCCGCCACCAAGAAGGCCGCTCCGCCCGCGCGCAAGAAGCCGGCCCGCCAAGCCGCTGTCACCGTTCGCCGCACGCCGGCGAAGAAATCAGCCAGCAAGCCAAACGTGCGCAAGGCCAGATAATGACCGCCATCGAAATCCGATCACAGACCGTCGAAGCGATCTACGCGGCTTATGTCGCGAAGCGCGACGAGAAGGAGCGCAACTACCTCGGCGCTTCTATCATCGGCGATCCGTGTGCTCGGAAGCTGTTTTACTCGTTCCGGTGGGTAAGCCCGCCGGAACGGTTCGACGGCCGCATGTTGCGGCTGTTCGAGACTGGCCACCGCGAGGAAGCCCGCATGATCGCCGATCTTCGCATGTCTGGTGTCGAGGTTTGGGACGTTGACGAGAACGGCGAGCAGTTCGGCTTCTCGGATCATGGCGGCCATTTTCGCGGCCACATGGACGGCGTGGCAATGGGCGTCGTGGAAGCGCCGAAGACGCCTCACCTTGTCGAGTGCAAGACGCACAACAAGAAATCGTTTGAGAAAACCCGCTCGGCCGGCGTCGTCGAGGCCAAGGTTGAGCACGAAGCTCAGATGCAAATCTACATGCACTACGAGGGGCTGACGCGCGCGCTCTACCTGTTCCACGGCAAGAACGACGAGGAACTGGAGTCCGAGCGCGTCGAATACGATCCGATATTCGCCATGCGGCTGATCGCCAAGGCTTTGGAAATCATCACCGCCGACGCGCCGCCGATGCGCCTGCATGACGATCCGACCAAGAAGATGGCATTCGCGTGCGGCTACTGCCAGCACAAGGCGGTTTGCCACGATGGCGGCTGGGCAAGACGCAACTGTCGGACGTGCTTGCATTCATCTCCCGTGATGGATGGTGACGGCGCCCGTTGGCATTGCGAGCGGCATATTCACGATTTGACATATGACGAGCAGCAAGCGGGCTGTGAGAGCCACATCTACCTTCCGGGCCTCGTGCCAGGAGAACAGGTAGACGCCGACGAGCGCGCGCCGTGGGTCGAATACATCCTCCGCGACGGCACGGTCTGGCGCGACGATACCTCAACGAATGGAGCCGCCACCAATGGCGCATGAACTTCGCCCCTATCAGCGCCTTGCGTGCGACGGGCTCTATGACTTCTGGCAGGAAGGCGGCGGCAACGGGCTGATCGTCATTCCGACCGGAGGCGGCAAGAGCTTGATCCTCGCGACCATCTGCCGCGAACTGCTCGCCCAATGGCCGACGCTCCGCATTGGCGTCATCACGCACGTCAAGGAATTGATCGCGCAGAACGTCCAAGAGCTTATCGCCGAATGGCGGGACGCGCCCGTGGGCATCTATTCGGCCGGGCTCGGCCGGCGCGACCAGCGAGCGCGCATCCTGTTCATGGGCATCCAGTCCGTTCACAGCAAGGGCGCGATCCTCGGCGACTTCGACGTGATTATCGTCGACGAGGTTCACCTGATCGGGCGTAGCGCCGACTCGATGTATGGACGCTTCATCCGCGATTGCCGGGAGCGCGTGCCAGATATGCGCCTCGTCGGTTTGACGGCCACGCCATTTCGTCTTGACTCGGGGCGCTTGGATCGCGGCCCCGATGCGCTATTCGAGAAGATCGTCTATGAGGCCGGCGTAATCGAGTTGATCGAGCAGGGCTATCTTTCGCCGTTGATAGGCAAGGCCGGCGACGACGCGGCGCAGATCGACACGTCGGGGCTCCACAAGCGCGCCGGCGAGTTTATTCAGGCGGAAATGGACGCGGCGGCGCGCATTCCCACGGTTGTCGAGATGGCCGTCAGCGAGATTGTCGAGCGCGGCAAGGATCGCGCGGGCTGGCTGGCGTTCTGCACGGGCGTCGACCATGCGCGCGACGTGCGCGACCAGATGCGCCGGCATGGCGTCTCGTGCGAGATGGTGACGGGTTCGACGCCTGCGGGCGAGCGTCATTCGATCATCAAGAGATATAAAGCTCGCGACATACGATGCTTGACGAGCGTTGGCGTGCTGACCACGGGATTCAACGCGCCGCACGTCGACCTTCTCGCCATGCTGCGTCCGACGCTCTCGACGGGGCTTTATGTCCAGATGATCGGGCGGGCGTTCCGCCGCGCCCCTGGCAAGACGAACGCGCTCATTCTCGACTTCGCCGGAAACGTGGTTCGGCACGGCCCCGTCGACATGGTGAAGTCGATGCGGAGTGGCGGCCCCGGCGAAAAGCGCGAGCCTGATCTTACTGACGGCGACGACGACGATGAAATCAAAGCCAAGATGTGCCCGACGTGTCGCGCGCTTGTCGCGGTTTATGAGCCGACATGCCCTGACTGCCACTATGAGTGGCCGCCGAAGCCGGCCCGCCACGAGCCGCGCGCCCAGCATGTCGCCATCCTCTCTACCGAGGTTATCGAGCCAAAGTGGCTTGGTGTGACCGGCGTCCGCTACGCGATCCACGCCAAGCCGGGTTCGCCTGATTCGATGCGCGTGGAATACGAGACGGGCTTTACGACATCGCGCCAGTGGATTTGCTTCGCGCATTCTGGCCGCGCGCGCGGCAACGCCGGCATTTGGTGGCGACAATTGGGCGGCGAGCTTCCGGTCCCGGCGACAGCGCAAGAGGGTGTCGACCGCGCCCGTAAGGAATTGCGCCGAGTCCTCGCAATTAAACTGAAATCGACAGGGCCATACCCGGAGATTGTGGGGCATCACCTAGCGCCCGAGGGAACTGAGCGCGCGCCGCAACTCGTCGACGACGACATCCCGTTCTAGGAGCTGAAAATGAGCGACTTTCAATCATCGACGACGATCAAGCGCACGCGCAATAGGCACACTTGCCAGCATTGCGGCAGGCTTATTGAGATAGGGGCTGCGGCGTCGAAGACAGCCGGCATTTATGAGGGAGATTTCTACAGCGATTACAGCCATGTGGAATGCGCGGACGCCGCGCATGACTTAGCGACAATGCACGACGCCTGGGGCGATGATTATGTGTGGCTTCATGACATGAGCGAGCAGGAAGATTTCAAATGGCTGCTTGAAAATCATCCGATTGTCGCCGAACGCCTCAACGTCGCGAAATGGATCGAGATGTAAATGCGCACGGTTCGACTTTCCAAATGGCCGCCGCTTCGGGCCAGCAACGGCGGCGTCTGCGCGATATGC